CCAGGTGGCGGTTCCTCCAAGGGCAATAACAAGGTTGGAAGAAAGTTGTTCAAGTTCCGATTTGAGATTATCGAGATGTGGAAGGAACTCTCGCCGAATGTACTTTCCAGGCTTGAGGGCAGGTAGTGTTGTTCCGGCCTCTCCTTTAGGCGCGCAAAGACTTGCGAGGTCGTTTCCTTTTGGATGGATTTTGAAGACGTTTGTGAGGTGGAATTCTGGATGCCGCTGCCAGATAGCATGGATACAGGTTGAGTCTCTTGTTTGTCCACTGTCGCCACTCGCGTAATAGGTCTTCATCATTGATCGGTCATAGTGCGTGATATCGAGAAGCTTAGCATCGACGAGTAGACGAATAAGATAGACTCCAGCTGTCCCAACGAAGGGCGTCTGGAGTTTCTCTTCGTTTTCGCCGTATGCTTCGCCGCACAAGACTATTTTTTGTTCCATGGCTTGAAAGTCAAAAATTCCTTCGGGTCTGGGAAGGTTCCGGTGAAGAGATAAGCGCGATCATCGATGGTCAGGAAGCCGGATGGTTTGGTGACTGGCCATGAAAGGAGTGAGAACCAACTTTCGGCGTACTTATCGAATTTGAGGGCGTGATCTGCGATGTAGTCCTGCATGGCGCGGATGCCACCATCTTGACCACTCCTCGAGGAGTAAATGGCGACCTTGAAATACTTAGTAGCATCTCTCAGAAATTTTATGGCGCCTGGAACTGGAGGGTCTCTGATGATAGTCGGGCTTTCCCATCCGCTTGTGTATGAGTGGATGACGCCATCGAAGTCAACGACGAGGGTCTGTTTAAAGTCGCTACTCATGGTGCTATTTTCCTTTGGTTGCGTTGAGAGGCTAAGGCCGATCGGGCACTGAGCGCGAACTCCTCATTTCGTTCAAGGCCAAGAACGTAATTCGCTCCCAGTATTTCAGCGGCGCGGAGACTCGATCCACTGCCGCAGGTCGGATCGAGCATTCTTGTATTGGAGTCAACGAACATCTCGAAGAAGTGCATGAGCATAGCCTTCGGCTTGATACTCATATGAATATCCTTTTCCGAAGGAAGTGAAACAGCGTTCGACTTCGCCCGAACTATCTTACGATCACCGGAGTGGCCGAAAAACGCCGTCTCATAGATTTGTCTTGGACCCCGTTCCGGGTCTGGTATGATACCGCTGTTGTCTGACTTAACCCAGACTAAGGGGTAGGGATTTATGGTGAAGAACGTTGATAGGAATTCGAGAGTCTTGCAGTAATACTTCATCGAGAACCAGAACATTAGATGACACGAGTCAGAAGCCACCCTAGAAAGATTAGACCGAAGAGTGTGAAGAAGTCGCCAATAATCATCTTCGGTGTCAGAATACCCTCCATGTAGAGGAGCAGCTCCCTGTACAAATGTATCGCTGCCAATACCGTAAGGAAAATCACAATGAATAAAGTTAAACCGAGGACCATCATATTTGAGAGCCCAATCATTGAAGTCAGTGATAAGGATTGACTCTGGTCGTTCATCTTTCTTCACCTGAACTTTCATCTTTTCGAGGGCGTGTTCAGTCTCGCGCTCCTTAGCGCGCTCGGTTATGCCGACTGCAGTCGAATACTTCGGCGCCTCTGCCACCTTGGTGTTTCCGCGGACCAGTTCTCTTGCGACGCCTATCTTTCGAGACAGGTCTGTCGGTGACATATTGAGAGCGGCACAGCTTGCGAGCTGATCCCATGCGGGGTCTACAGAGGCTTTCAGACGGTGAAAATCGTAGACAGCCATACAGTTGTCTTGCCAGGACAGATCGACTCGTCGGACGTTCTCTTCGAGTTCCAAAATGCGCAGTTCAACTGGATCGACTTCGTCCTCGTACTGAGCAGGAATGTGGGTCCATCCTAGTAGGTTACAGGCCGCGAGGCGGCGCTCTCCGGCAACCAACTGGAGGGAGTCGCGCTGAACGAGTATTGGATTGATGAGGCCATTAGCCCTGATAGACTCCGCGAGTTCCTCTATACCAGTAAGCTCTGTCCGTTGCCGGGCGCCTCGATCGACTATGATAGTCGTGATGTCGATGGAGCGGAAAGTTCCACTGGTCATGATTTAGGCTCCTGGTACTTTCGTAGCTCGGCCTTCACGATGGCGAGTTCGTGTTCGAGTATATCTACTCGGCCCTTCAAGGCCTGGACATATGAGATAGTCTCGCGAGAGGGGCGCTCTCCCTGGTTTATATACATTTGCCAGAGTTCGGCGAGCCTATCTTTTCGTTTTGTCATATCCGCCGCCAGTTCGCTGGCGGGACCGAACAGCTCGGACGGTCCCGCCAGCTTATCATCGAAGGGTCAGAAAGGATAAGACCCCTTCGATGAATCGTTAGGGCTTCGCGTAAGACTTGATCTCGTTGAACATACGAGTGCCATCAGGCGACGGCCGCTGACCGAGACTGACGATAACCTGTCGGTTCGGCGCCTCCGCAAGTGATTGCTTGTACGGAGTTCCCTTGGGAATGCCGATGACCTCCAGGAAATCGTCCAGGCGGTACAGCGCCTTCTCAGTCATCCAGAACCGAGCGAAGATGGTCTTGCCGAGGATGCCGCCGTCGATAGCATCCATCTCGGACTGCTCTCCCTCGATGACTGAGATAATCTTGAGATTGAAGTCGACGGTTTCGGTACGATCCTCGCCGACGATGTTGGTCTTGTATGGGCCATCGACGACACAGAGATAGGTGCCGACTGGAAGAACCTGTGGCCGCGGGGCCTCACCTGATGGTTGATCGAGTATTTCGCGAAAGAAACTCATTTCATGCTCCTTGAGTTTGGTAATCGCGCTTATCGCGCTATCGATATCTCCCCTTCGAAGGGATAAGTACTGTAGAGCTATTCTGTTTGGTACCTTTCTCCTCTTCTGGTAGTTAACGAGACTCTGGAGCCGCTTCTTTTCTTCCTGAACGGCCTCAATAAATCGATCAAGTTCTCGGACTACCATCTGGCTGTCTAGTGACGGCTACGTTGGCCCACATCGCGATAGTGCGAAGGAGCCGAATACAGTAGGTTTTGTCGGGGCCGTCTGGCAGATGCATCTCGAGGACTTTACTGTAGTCGTCAGCGGCGTTCCGCAGAAACCCCATAGTTACCTGTTGGTGATCGGTTGGCTTTAAATACTGGTACGTGCTTTGGTGCATCATGTGTTCCTCTTACCTTTGCGAAGAAATCCGCGAGGCCAGTCTCGATCGGATAGGTCGGCGCCATAGCAAAGGGAGCCGAATTCTTTAGACTGATAATTGCCGTTGGGATAGTCCGAATGATGCGTTTAATGCTTGAGCCAATACCCTCCTTGTCCATTAGTGCTATGTTGTTAAAGTACGTTGGGATCGACGGGCCTAGCGCCGACCCCACTGAAGTCGGAAACCCCTGAGTGGTTCCGTCCTGAAGAGTTGAATATTGAATATGTGCGATGACTATGACGTTAGGCTTAAACTCTTCACTCGTTAAAAGGCCGATGCAATTTTCGAAGGCTGTCTGCGCCGCGAAGTACCATTGTCGGCCGTCCTTGGCGCCGGGGTTCATAGCCATAGCCCAATTGAGAGCGGCGTCGCCTAAGAAGGTTGAAGAGTCGATAACTACGATTACGTCCTCTCCCCATTCAGCAGGTCTCCCCAGATCGATCTCCTGGCCGTCGGCGGCCTTGTATTTCCAGTTATCGAGCATCAACAAGGCATCGGTGAAAGCCTTTGGGATGCCATCGACTTGAGACCCACGAAGCACTGGAGTTTTCTTGTATTTATCTCTAAAGGTTCGGTACTCAACGTTATCAATTTTGTCTGGACACCTGTGTTGGATTTGCTTGACAAGTGGATCGAGGCCGTTATCGAAGTCGAGGATGCGGAGCTTGTAACCAGTATCGACTAAAGAAACGAGCGACCCAGTTTTGCCGGAACTGGAATCGCCCATAAAGAGAAGTTTGGTGGACTTCTCAGAGTGATGTTGAGAGAGTAAAGTCATGGATTTTCCCTTCTGTATGCGTATGATACCACAAAACGGGGCAGAAGTCAAGCCCCTGATGAATATTTTTCACCTGAGTCTTTGACTTCGAGATTGATCCGATCGAAGTTAAACTGACGGAGCCTGGCCTTCGCTCCCGCTATCTCTATCGCCTTTGGTAGACTCTCCGCTGTGATCGCCAGGACCATTACTTCCTTCGTGCTGTTCTTGGTGAGCTGAATGCTGTACCTGGGCATCGTGGACCTTTCTGAGGTTCCGACGGAGGGCATCGAGTTCGTTCGCCGTCGACCGAAGCTTTATCATGGTCGCCGAGAGATACTCGATGTGGTTGAGGAGCCGATCGACAAACTTGTCTAGTTCGTCGAGGGAGCCTTCGCTGATGATCTTCATCGTGGGATCAAGGGATTCCATGGCCGCCTCTCGAATTCGGAGTCAAGGAAGTGCTGCCG